CTGTCACAATTAAAAAGCATAAACAAAACAAGGATTATGCTGATTTTGAAACATGGGAAGAAACCATTGAGCGTAACCGCGATAGGTTACAGCAGCTTGAAACCAATAGTATTGAAATGCTTCGCTCTAATTGCCTTTTATCTGGAAGACGAATTATCAATACCAACTCCACTGGCAAGGACAGCATGGTAGTCACTCATTTGGCGCAAAAGGCTGGACTGGAATTTGAAACATATTTCAATGTTACAACCTTGGATGTCGCGGAAAGTAATCGCATGGCAAAACGGAACGGATTCAAACATATTCTGCCCGATCCGAAGTATGGTGGATTTTATAAGTACATCCAGCGTTATGACGGGGGGGGGCAATCAAATGAACCAAGTAGATTGAATCGTTTTTGCTGCAATTATTTTAAGGAAAGCCCAACGATTGATTATTTTCCGGATGATGAATCTCTAATTTTCTTATTCGGAATGCGGAATCAAGAATCAGTTCGCCGGTCTGGTTATAAGGACATCTGGAAAAATGAAAAGTGGGGCGAACGCGATTGGATTGCTCTTCTTCCAATTCGTCAATGGTCTGAATTTGATGTCTGGCTTTATATTTTGCAGGAAGATATCGAAATCAACGACAAGTATAGACACGGATATGATCGTGTTGGATGTGGTATTGCTTGTCCAAATTATACGAAGTACACATGGGTTCTTGATAAATATTGGTATCCGTATCTGTTTAACCGGTGGAGAAATATCTTACGGAATGACTTTATCAACAATAATAAGTGGCTCATTATGAATTGTACCGTCGATGAATATGTAACAAAAGCGTGGACTGGCGGTGTATATCGTGATGAGCCGACAGAAGAGGTTATTTCTGAGTTTTCTCAGTATTCTGGGATAAATAAAACGATTGCAAAAAGGTATTTTAATCGTTATTGCGCAAATGGATGTATCAATAAACGCCGTAATCCGCTTCAGATCAAAGATAGAAATGTTCTTGCTATGAACATGAAAATGTTTGGGCGCAATACAGAAGTTTTTCTATGTAAAAAATGTTTGATGAAGCAATTTGGCTGGACACAAGAGGACTGGGAAAATCAGATTAGGCAATTTAAGTCTGAAGGCTGTGTGTTGTTTTAAGGAGGCTATTATGAAAATCTATTATGCGCACCATATTTGGAAATATGGGACGTCTATTGAAGTTTTTGAATTGTCTGTGATTAAAAATGGTTTTGATTTTGAGGATGAATTTGAAATCGTCAATCCAAGAGATACTTTGTCACAGGGTATTTCTGAAAGCGAGATTATGAAACAGGCATTTCTCGTGATCGACCAGTGTGATGCGCTTGTATTTTCAACAATTTCCGGTGTGGTTGGGCATGGTGTATTTAATGAAGTCATGTATGCCTTAAATAAAGGTATTCAGGTATTTTGCCTGATGGGTGATGATTGTTATCTGGTAGAAGATAAAGAAATTTTCAAGGACATCATTTTCAAAGGTGATAACCGTGTCTACGCTTTGGTAAATGTGCCTTCGGAATATACTTATAATTGAGGATGTTCTTATGAAAAAAGTATGGATCAGGCAAGCGACAGCTAAGGGATTTATTGAGTGCTTCGTGGGGGGGTAGCAGACCTTTCTTATCCGAATAGTAAGACACGAAGAGGCAGAGTCCAAAATGGAGGAAGGATTTGTCCTACAATTACAGCATCCAGCATTGGAATTTGTGTTATTGAAGATGAAAAAATATCAGCAAAACCTCTTGCAAAAGAAGATGATTTGCGGTATAATAACTAAGAAAGTAAGGAGAACAAAATGGAACAGGAAAACAGAGCAAATGAAAATCAGGCAAAGTCGGAACAAAAGCAGATTCCGGAATGGGAAGCACAGCTGCAAGAAATGATGAAGAACGCATATCTTACCGGTCTTTCCAAGGGCGGGAAGTCCTTTGTCGGTGTTCTCTACAAGCAGCTGCTGGAGGGTAAAAAGAAGAAGCTGAATCCAGCAAAGATTCTGATGAATCTTGAACATACCTGTAAGCGGCTTCTCAGCGTTGCGGATTTTGATCCGACTGGTAAGGCAGCGGAACCAGCTGAAACAGAACAGGAAGAACAGGAGAATGAAAATGCAGAAAACAGCAGTATTTAAGAATGAAATGGAATGGATTTCGGATGAGAAGCTGAAGGAATTCTGTGAAACGGCAGTTTCCGGCTTGCCCAATTACTTCTTTGAGGTAGCAGCGTCTTCTACCGGCAAATATCATCCGGCGTATGCGCTTGGAAGCGGTGGTCTGGTGCGTCATACCAAAGCCGCAGTAACGATTGCACATGAACTGTTGCAGCTGGAGATGTTCCGGAAATTCACGCAGACAGAGCGAGACTTGATTCTGATCGCGCTGATCCTGCATGATGGCAGAAAGCATGGCGTAGAAAAGAGCAAGTTCACTGTAGCTGAGCATCCGGTTTTGGCGGCAGATTACATCAAAGAAGTAAATGAGAAAACGTCTCTGCTTACGGAGGAACAGGAATGCATTCTTGCCGGTTTGATTCGCTCTCATATGGGACAGTGGAATACAGACCGATACGGGAACGTCCTGATGCCGAAGCCGGTTACACCTATGCAGAAATTTGTACATCTGTGCGATTATCTTGCCAGCCGGAAATATTTGCTGTTTGATTTTGGGGATCATTATTATGATCCGGAGAATTATCGATAAAAAACTAATAAAATAAGAAACATATTAACCATAAAGGAGAATAAATTATGTCAATCACATCGAGATTTACCTTCGTCGGAACGCCGGTTTTGCCGAAGGAAAAGGCAAAAAGACCGTTTTATAAGGAATTTGAAAAAGCCGATAAAAATGGAAAGAAGCGAACGCTTGCCAGCATGACTTTCGGCATTAAAGAAAGTGATACTAACATGGCGTTTGTTGAAGCTTTTGATAGTGCGCAGGATACTATTCTGACAATGGATTCCAACAATGAAAAGCTGAATGTTGATTGGGATGACCGTTTTGATGAAGATATCGTAGCATCTGTTGCAAATTATCGAAAATACACAGTTGATCTTGGAGAAGATTGCGGCGGTAGACAGGAATTTATTACGCTGTTTGATATGATGCAGTATCTGAATGAACATCTGAAGGAGTATAAGGGCAAGCTCATGGTAACAGGTCAGTTCGTTCGTGAATGGTACGCAAAGAAAAGCGTTTATCTGGATAAGTTCAGACTTCAAAACGTATATGCCGTGGACGCTGATGAATATAAGAGCCGTCTGTCCCTTGTCATGGATATTTATTATAACCGTGACAGTATCGACAAATCGGAATTTAAGGAAAATCAGAAGATTTATCTAAACGGCTATGTTGAGCAGTATATGGGTAAGGATGAGGGCAGAAAGCTGCTTCCCATGCAGTTTGTATTCTCCGCTGCAAAGTATAAGCTGGAGGAAAATCCTAAGCATAAGAAGCTGTTTGATTATAAGATGTCCTATATTGACATCAAGAATAAGACAATGGTGCATATTCCGTGGGATGTTGTTCTGCTGCGCGGCGCAGAGGAAGCGGAATTTGACGAATCTATGCTTACAGAAAAGCAGAAGGAACAGATTGAGCTGGGTCTGAAGACGCTGGATGATTTTAAGCCCAGAGGAAGCATCGTTGGAGATCGTATCAATGAGTATCGCCTTTTCGATCCCAAGCTGACAGGAGACTTTGCAGACGGCGTTCTGGAGGTCGAAGACACTCCGGACGAGTTTGAAGAACGTATTTATCAGCCGCCCAAGGATGAAACGCTGGATGAAGCAAAGAAAAGTTCCAAGACGCAGAAGACGAAAAAGAAAACAGACGATGAAGACGAGCCGCCTTTTGATACGGATACGGAAAGCGAATCCGATGATGTAGATGACGATGATCTGTTTTAATAGGAGGATATGACATGGGTAAGTATGGAAAGAAAAACGAAGTTGATCTGAATCCGATTCATTATAATATTGCAATTCTTGGTGAATCCGGCATTGGTAAAACGACGCTTGCAAAGGAAATTTGCGAAAAGCTTGTTGGCGAAGATGGATACCTCCATCTTGACCTTGGTAAAGAAGATGGCGCGTCCGCGATTCAGGGCATTGTTTCCGAGCCGGTTGAAGACTGGAATAAGCTGAAGGATGTCGTGGAGGATATTGTAGAGAATAAGACTGCCGATTATCCCGATCTTCAAACTGTAATCTGGGATACTTACGATGAACTGATTCTTATGGCAGAAAAGGAAGCGATTCGTCAGTATAATCGTAAGAATCCGGATAAGAAGGCTGACACGATCAATGGCGCATGGGGCGGCTTTGGTAAGGGGCAGGATAAGGCAATCGAGCTGATTCTGGATAAGATTTGGGAGCTGAAGAAGGTCGGTGTGAATTCCATCATTGTCGCGCACGTGAAACGTAGCGATATTACCGATCCGATTTCGCAGGAGACGTATTCCAAGCTGACGGCGGATACGCAGCAGCGCTATTTCAACGCAATCAAGAATAAGATGCACTTTATTGGGCTTGCTTACATTGACCGTGATATTGTCAAGGAGAAGACCGGAAAGAAGAATGTCGTAACCAAGGAAGAGGTTATGATCAATAAGGTTGTCGGTGAAAGTCGTGTCATCAGCTTCCGCGACGATACTTATTCTGTAGACAGCAAATCTCGTTTTGCTGAAATTGTAGACCATATTCCTTTCAGCTCCGACGCTTTTATTAAGGCAATGCAGGATGCAATTCTGGCAGAACACGCTAAGGGCAGCAAGACGGTCGAACAGAGTAAGAAGGAACAGGCAAAGGCACAGAAGGAAGCGGATGCTGCTGCCGCAGAATACAGCAAGCAGGCGAAGGCACAGAAAATTGATACGGAGCGTAACGAAGAACTGCTTGTTATTATTAAAAATCAGTTTTCAGACGCAACTGCTGCTGTAAAGAAGCAGGTAAAAGAAATCATGGAGGAATACGGTTTCAGTAATTTCAAGGATGTAGAAGTCCCGACTGCTGCTCTTGAAAAAATCGTAGAAACACTGGGTCAGGGAGCATAAAGCTCCCTTTACCCGCAGTGGGATAGGAGACAAAATGCGAAAAGTAAAATGTCACGTCACCGGAGAGATTGGCGATTCCGATCATTTTGTAAAAATCGGAAAGTACTATTATAAAAACCAGTATGTCTACGAGGAAGATAAAAGATTGAAGGAAGCGCGTTCCAAGCTGATTGATTATATTTGCACGACGTTTCTCCACTATCGAGAGGGACAGCCGTTCCCAACTTCCCTGCCGAAAAAGCTGGCAGAATTGGATTACTACGACGATGCCGTTATTCTGGAGACGTTTCATGCCTATGAATCGGATATTTTATATTGGATGGAGCATAAGCAGTTCTCCAGTGACTTCAACAGAATTGCGTACATGATTGCCATTGTGAAAGAACATATTGCAGAAGTAAATCGACAGTATATTCGGCAGGAAAAAATCCGGAAAGAGCAGGAGCGTGAGCAAAAAACGTTTACTGATCCTGCATTGTCTACCGGTTCGCAAAAAGCAGGCAAGGATTTAACTACATTTCTGGGAGGGGATGAACTGTGAAATTATCTGACTACCC